GGAAACGTTTGAGATTTCTCACAACGGTCCGTGACAAGGGTAACAAATGTAGACTAGTGGCCATTTCTGACTACTGGACTCAAGTTATTCTTGAACCTATTATGGTTGACGTGCAATCTTACACAAAGGAAAGATTCGCAAATGTCAGTTTTAGTTCTGCTCACGAAAAGGGATTCATAAACCTTAAAAAGTTTATAAGACCTGGCGTGAAAAGTTACGACATCTCGTCATGGACGGATGCGTTCCCCGCAGTACTACAGTTAGAGTTTATGAAAGCCAGATATGGCGATCAAATAGCTAACTGCTGGTATAATCTAGTTGTTTCATGCGAATGGGACGTGAAAGGCTCCCAGTCCACTATTAAATATAATAGGGGACAGGGGATGGGTACCAATGGTTCGTTTGATATAGCCACAATTACAGACCTTTTCCTTTTGGAAATGATCTATAAGGAGGATTACAAACGTAACATTTCTGTTACCACTTACAATAAAGTAGGTGATGACCTTTGGTGTTATGATCCTGATGGACATATATTGAATACCTATACACAAATTTGTGGTATAGATATCAACCTATCCAAAACAAAGTCTGCTACAAAGGAAAACCTTTGTGGAGAGTTTGTTTCACGTAATCTTAATTACGGCGTAGACGTTAGCAGAATTTCTGCAAACATCTGCCGCGCGGTTAAGAAGAACATCTTAGATGTTCCCCAACTCGCACTTCACTTATCTGAAAGGGATTGTGAATTCACAATCCCTTTGAGGGAGCTTTTTGCTATTAATAAAATACGTAGCAATAAACTTCAAAAAGATTTAGTACGTACATTTTACTTACTTTGCAAACTGTACTCCAGACCAGGCTTCAAACTCTTACAGAAATCTGTAAGGGAAGAATTCCCTGAAATCTATTATGAGGATGATTTCATCAACATAATTAAGACTTTTGGAGTAAGTTCGGTTGAAGATTCGTATAATGTTTTCATTATCGATGCCCTGTATAAATCTATACAGGCCAAAACTGAACTAGTATTCGACTCTGCTAGCGAATTCGATAGCAGTGAGATACTCAGTGGAAGGTGTGAACCAGAATTACTTTGGACTAACAATGAACCTATTGGTTTAATGACGTCTAAGTATATCTTGGCTAAAACCTTCAGATCCCTAAATGAATTGTACGCCTACCCTGAATTCAAGGAGAGTTCTGATGTTTTATCAGCTCTCGAGAAGACAGATCAAGCGATGACGTTTAAGGAACTAGGGGTAATCTCGACCTCCGGGGAGGTATGGAGGCCTAGGGCCACAAAATTGTTTAACTTTGTTAAGCACCTAGTTGTCCTAGAACTTTATACGTCGATTTCGGCTGATGATATTTCACCAGTCGATTTTTCCGAAGGCAATCGTTATTTGGCAACTACAAATGTAGTGTCAACTAATGATCCAATATATAAAGGTACAAACCTGAACATGATTGGTCATCTAACGATGTCTACCAATTCATCTACAGTGAGTGACTGTTCACAGTGGGCAAAACCCAATGTGTCACACATCAAAGTAAATGAAGAAGCAGTCTCTTTAAATGATTCAATTTATTAAGGGCGAACCCTTGAATAAGATTGAGCTCATAAAGTGAGAACTTCCGGCCATT